TTTGCAGTCGTGATTGATTTATCATAAGCCAATGATACACCAAACATTTCTACATCAGACGTGCCTTTTGCAGCCGATATATTTTCATACGTAGCCACCGGTGTCGAATAAGTGATTACGTACTGACCCGTTTTGTTTCCATACTCATCAGCAAGTTCTGCTTTGCTGACAAACGTAGCATAGTAAAACTTTTTCTTATTACGATTCAGTGTCCGCATCACAGCACCCCTATATAAGCTGGAACGTTCTGGCGCAAATACATCACCATGTCCGCGTACTTAAATGACCGTTGTATGCCGTTCTCGTTATGCGAAATTTGTCCTTCCGCTCCTGACAGTCCAAACCCAACAACGCACGCCATGACTTGCGTTGTGTCATATTCTGCTATCGGCGCCTCAGTGTACTTAACTGTGATCGTTTCACCGTCAACCGGCGTACCTGTTACGGAAAGCCCATAATCAGCTAGTACCACATCTGTGTCAACCGATTCGATTTCATGCTGCCAACTTTCGGCGGTTTCTGAATATGTGAACACATACGATGTACCGTTAGTAGGAGCAAGTACGGCAATAAATATTCCGGCAGTTACAGACACGGTATTGTCTGCCGAATCAACTGCGCGAGCGATAGGCGGGTTAGAGCAATAGCCATACCGCCATGCAATCAGTTCACGTTTGGAGAAGTCGAGGTAGACTGTTAGATCAGCGTCGGACTCTGATCCTGTGATTTTCAACAAGCTTTTTAGCATTGCAAGCTTTTCTGCGGTTGTCATAACGGTCTACCTCCTTGTTTTATTTAGGATGCTACGATTTCAATTGCATCACTGTATACTGTAGCAGCCGCCACAGAACCAGACGACGTAACTGCACAACGCAACCATTTGTTTGTGGGAACTTCGGCAGGAGCTGTAACAGTAACCGTTTGATAACCAGACAGTGTAGAAGCCGCCGCGAACGTTCCAGTCTGAGTAGCGGATGTCTGCCATTCATAAGCGAACGTACCAGCCGTAGCAGGTGCAATGTTTATGACAGGAGTAGCAGTTACAGTCGTACCGACAACAACTTCCGTCTTATTAAGCGTTACGTCCTGCAATACTGCATCAGTTTCAGTCGTTGGAACAGCAGAAGCAATATAGACTTTCTTCGCGCTGACCGGAGCCGTGAAGGATGTAGACAAACCGGTGATCTTCGCATGGTACCATTCGGCACCGTAATCGAGTCCGAGCTGACCATAAATCTGTTCTCTATCAGCTGCTCCGACTTTTGCAAGCGGTTCACGGAAAAAGTTCCCCTTGCCAGGTACAGGAAGATGTACGGGAGAACAAACAGTTGGATTTGCGATTAAGGCAGTACCCGCTGGTAAACATTCACCAAGCCTAATCCCGATTTCTCCCATCGGCGTGATCAATGTAGAAATTTGAATACCATTTACGTCTCTGCCATTTGGCACGATAGTCATATCATTGTCTTTTGCATCTGCATTGATTTGGAATAACGATGTTGCATCGACCATAAGCACTAAGTCCGAAAGCGTTCCGTTTGCATCATAAATTGCTTTCATTGCATCGGCAACAAGCCATAACCCAAGGCCAGCACCCGCAGCATCAATGGCATTCGTTTCGATTGCTGCAAGCATACCACGTGTCTTATTCGCTTCATCATCGTAACCGCCGAGCTGATATACACCGTTGATAAATGTATACTCAATGTCTCGAGCCATTTCCATCATGGCAATGCCAATTTGGAAATCCATCTCGTTTTGCGGATTTGCCGTCTGGTTTGAAAGATTTAACCCTGCAAGCGCACCGACGTTCGACTGACTGGCATAAGACTGCCCGACTGCAGCACGGAAAATCTGACAGACGTTCTTTGCCTGTGTACGTGTTCTGAACTGACCGTTCGGTGCGGTAAGAGTGGTTGAGATACGCCGCCCTGTGTCGTGTATGACAGACTCGTTGTGAACTCGAATGCTTTCGCAATTTTCTGTCTAGCCCCGATCATTGTCGAAAACGGGACTCTGATATTGCCTTTATTGAACAACATGCCAGAGTAGTTCAACATATTATGAGAGGTAATAGTATAAGATTCATTAGCTGCCATATATAATTCACACTCCTTTTATTTTTTCATTGTTGATTCCTGTTGCTGCCGTATGAGCATTGCAGCTGTTCCAAAATCTGAATTTGCCTGTGCCTCAGCAATTTGTTTGGAAAAATCGATTGCCTGTGCACCGGGCACAACACCAGAAGATGGCTTCGGATCGTCAGCCAATGCAGATGCAGTTACAGATTTTTTCACGTTTTCGATATGAAGTTTTTGATTCTCGAAAACTTTTGCCATATTTCCTTCGACTAATGCTTTGCTTGTCTCATCTGCAAGTTTTTCATCGTACCCAAGCGCCAAGTACTGTGCTTTGCTTTCAGATATAGCTCTGTCTTTTTTCAATGATTCGAGTTCAGCCTTCATTGCTGCTTCGTTCGCGAGCCTTTCAGCTTCTTTCTGCTCGTCCTCTGACATTTTTGCTTTTAATTGTCGCTTTGCTTCGGCAAGTTCAGATGCGGTTTTGTCAAACATATCTTTTCTGATTAATCCAGTTGTATCTGGTGCCGGTATTTCGTATTTTTGAACGAGAGCAAGTTTTTCTTCCGCTGTCAATGTGTCATTATAGCCTTCAAGTTTCGTAATATCCATATCATTCTCCTTGTGCTTTTTAAGGTGATCTCCCACCGTATTGCTTGCGATTAACGCCTTCTCTGGCGATTTTTTGTGTTTATTATACGCTTCTCTGCGTAATTACACTTTCCTTGTGCCATTGATCATTTTTGCCATTTCAACCTTTGTGGTTCCGACTGGGAAAGTAAGTTCCAGTTCTTTCCCGAGTTTTCGTAACGCTTCAACTCCAATGTCTGGGGTAATCTGCTCAATTGAATTAGCAGAATTGTTAAGCGATCTGCACTTCGGACAATGGGTGATAATGTTATCTTCAATCTGTCCAATCAATTCACCACAGTCTTTGCAATAGAAATTACGCATTAATTCCATCTCCTTCCTTTGTATCAGTCTGCTTAGCCTGTTGTATCGTCTGTTCAGACTTCACAGTTTCGTAATATTCGGTGCTTTGTTTCGCAGCATCTTCTGGGTCAGAGAACAACCCACAATGTGTAAATGCCAAAGACGGTGCTATCTTATCGCTGCCAAGCATCGACAGCAGTGTCTGTGCCTTAGATTGTGCATTTTCATAAATCCTTCGAGTAAACTTAATATCTATGTCTGCAAGAGTTAACGACGTACCGACTGTACCACGTATAATACGCAACACCACTTTAAGGAATTGGCGTTCAGATTCCCTGAACGACAATTCATCCGTTTTAGCTCTTGCTTCTGCCCCTTGCCAGCCGTCGCGCAACTGTACAGCAGTTCCCGTATCTGATGTACTGGACCCTCCGTTGCGGTTCGGCATACCTGTAATGCACAATATAGTTTGGTACATATAATCAATAAGTGTTTGTGTCTGATCCTGATCGAGCTGTTCTGCCAATATTTTCAAGTCAGCTTTTACATCGCCTACCGATTTCAATTTTACTAGTCCCGCTTCACGTAAACTCTTTGCGGAATCATCGTCAATATCGCAGTTATACAGTAATATAAGTGACTGAATAAATTGTTCTACACCGTCAAGCCTGTTGCTCTGTGTTGTATTGATTGCATCTAATATCGTTAATACGACCTCGAATGCTCCGAGCCGTGCATTGTTTAGCGGATATTCGATAATCGGTATAGTGCCGAGTGTTGTTTTCTTTTCAGAAACCGTAGCATTCAATTCTACAACTGGAGCGCTGGATGTAATTTCAAAGTAGCTTGTATTTGTCCATACACTATAAACCGTTTTGACCTGTTCATTGATAACACCAAAATTCTGAACAACGTATTTAACAGCCATCAACGGTTTTTCACCGAGTCCCGAATTATACACAACAAACGTGTATCGCGGGTCAAGCGTATAAATTTCAAATGGTGCTTCATCTTCCGAAAAATCCGTCTGCCGGTTATTAAGTTTCGGTACGATCTCAGTAGTAACGTAATGTGAGTTAGTAACAACCATGCGATAGCCAGTTCCGCAAGTATACATCCATTCTGCAAGGTCCTTGTCAAGTGCAGACTTACCACATAAAAGCATCATATCATTTAGTTTGCCAATATCAGCCGATACGTTGTCAGTGCTGCCACGGCTTACATATTGCAATGGTTCTCCACACAGATAACCAGTTTTAAATGCTACGATCTCATCAGCGCGGTTCTCAACAATTTTATTGCAAATTTCAGGTCTAACTTCTTTAGTACGACTAAGAATCGGTTGCTTTCCCTTACGATAATTATATAAATAATCACATTCAATATTATTTTCGAGGTGCTTAACTAACGCATCAGAAAGTACTTTTACTACGTTTTGTGAAGTTATTTCTGTTTCGCTACAAAGTATTTTTTTGCGTCCAGTGTATGCCATATACTAAGCTCCTTTAATTTTCGCAGTAGAACACAGAGCACACCGCGCGTTCCGATCATTTTTCTGAATTCGGTGTTGCATAAAAGTGAACCCCCTCACTCGATACAACACCGAAAACCGGGAGGAGATGAAAGGTCTACCTATCCAGATATAATATAACACAACATATAGTATATTGCAACAACAAAAATACTATATATAGATTTTTTTAAAACAATAAAAACCGCCATATTTAAGGCGGTTAAAATATTATTACCAAGGGCGCTTTCCGATTTCGATTTTTGCGCCGTTCATATTCTGTGCAAACTCCGCTAACATAGCCATGCCGTCTGGTACGTCGTCATTTTTATTGTTTCCAGCCATCGTCCATGAACAGAGAAGATTCATCATGCGTTTATAATCTGCGTTCGGGTATGCCGATACGTCTCGGAACAAAACGTGCTCTTTTACCCACGGCGAATTGACTATGATTCGAGTTTCCTTATTCGATTTTGTTCTGGCGGTTGTTATGTGAGTGATTCCGCCCCGTTTTTTTACATCTTCTTGGATTTTCGCAGCCGTTCGAAACCCCGCACTGTTTGATTCAAACCGAACCATTTTTACGTGGTTTTTTACAAGCAAATCTGTCATTCTGGCATCAATCATCTCAAGTGCCGAGTTATCGCATAAACAATCATCAAGATAATAATCCTGCCCGTAGACGTAAGCTACAGGGAGGAACGCATAGTCCGTACCAAGCTCCTTCGGGTCGCATATCCCGATTGTAGCGTCTGGTTCATCGAATGATACGCGCTTTTTATCGCTATCATATTTTGCTCCAGGTAAATCAAAGTACCTTCGCAGATCGTCAGGATAATACAACGTCCCTTCGCGCTCAATCGGTTCGTTCATATAGAGTGCTCTGAACGAAGCGTCATCCAGAGATTCTGCCATATCGTTAAAAAACTTCTTATCGAATCCGACTCCGTAATCATAATTGAAATTCGATTCGCCATCCGTGTTCAAAGCAGGAATGACAATAAACTTTGCCTTATTATTTCCATTATGTTGCCGTTCTAATCGTCCCATAACATCGTGAACCGACCATCTAGTTGAAATGTGTAATTCTTTCGCACCAAGTTTTTTACGTGATTTTAAATCATTTGCGTAAGCTTCCCACTTCTTATCGAGCCGATCTTTTGACATAGCTTCCTCAATGCCACTCACAAGGTCATCAGCTGTCAATAACCCCTCACAACGAGTCGCACCTGTCAGCGATGCGCCAATCGCTCGAAAGGTCAATGTAGAAAACCGGTGCTTTTTATTCAGATCAATCGTAAGCTCTTTGGCGTTCGTTATAATATTTGTTATTTCAGGGAATACGTCGTGCCAAAGATACTCGACTCGATCTTGTAAGATCGACAGTACGCCGTCATACAGGGATCCAGTCAACATGCCCGAGTGACCCGATCCAAGGTTCGGCTTGTCTGGGTATTTTCCAGCAATCCATGAGTGAAGAAATATTTCTAGAGTAGTCTTTCCTGTCCCGGGCGGTAGCGAGATTCCGAGCAATTCCAGTTCGCCGTCAATAAGTCTTTGGATATCCGTTACGATTGGGTGCAAAATTTTCCTTCGTGGCAGATAGAACCGCTTCTCAGGTTCTCTATTCCATTCGCAGTAAATCATATAATCTTCAAACACGTCTCGAGCAGAATACAGATATGTCAGTTTATTCAACTCTGCGAACCGTACATCGCCGGTCCGTCTTGCTGCATCCAGCGTTGCAGCACGCAAAATCAGATTATACTGATACGATTCTTGCTTATCGTCCAGCAATCTCAACGCATCAAAATACAACTTATAAGGTTCATAAGCATCACGCTGGAGATACGGTTTCAGTTTCAATAATTCGTCTTTCATCCAATATATTGTATCACTAATTAATTTAAAACACAATATATAGAAAAACAGCACCTAATTTGGTGCTGTTCACGATAGATCAGTCCGTATATGCAATATATCTGAATCTTCCGCCGCCGAACTGCTCAAATCGTCCGCCGAATGTGCCTTGAACAAGTTTTTCGACATCATCACGCGACATACCAAGCGAATATGCGCCTTCATACGTTCGAGATGTTTCGCTACACTCGGTTACTCTATAAGTGATTGCTGAATTATCCATGGCATATCTCAAGGAAGTCACTTTTAGTCGCTTCTTTAATTTGTTTATCCATATATTCGTATGCGAACTCATGTGTGTATACGGGTCTGCCAAGTTTTTTCTCAATATATTCGTGCACATCAGAAAAGTCACACATCAACACACCGGTATATGCCGATACAACTATTTTTTCATAATCAGTCATAATTTCGTCTACTCCTTTTCTTCAGATTCGCCAGTAGCGGCAGTCATTTTTCGCATATCATCAAATTCAAGCAGAAATGCAACATTACACGCTAGGTGCTCCAGATGCGGCAATCCTGATTCAACATCAACTCCGCACGGGTCTCTGAGATATTCACATAGATGACGCATCAATGCATCTCTATAACGCCAGTCCTCAACTAATTTCCAGTTATCTTCCGACCCGTATTTATCAGCGCCATATGTTCTTACACGTCCAACCGCTTCGATTAGTGACGGCGGAACTAAAGATAAACGCGGTTTTCCTTGATCATATTTTGCTTGGCGATCTGTATCAAGTTCATTTGCTTTCAACGTCATGCTCACTCTTTCCTTCTGGTCAAGCCACCGGCGGCATCCATCAGAGCGCCACAATGAGGGCAGAACGACGGCGTAAATTCTTCATCATAGGCCATCCCTCGATCTCCTTTGTGGTGTCACCAATTTTAATCTTCATACCTCTACCTCCAATATCGCCTCATGCTGACCCTTTACCCACTCTCCTCCACCGTAGCGATACATGCCGCAATATACTTTTCGGTTATTAATAATCGTCTGTACTGTGCTAACAGCAAACCGCTTACCAGCCTTCGTAACCCGTCCATCTTTATTCAGCGCGTCCGTTATTGCTTGCAGTGTAGCGTTTTCATCCCGCATGGCAAATATCACCCTAACCGTTTCAGCTTCACTCTCAACAACCTCCAGCGCGTGCTCTTTCACACAGTATCCATATGGCGCGCGTCCGCCAGAATATCCACCCTGTGCTGCCTTGACCCTTCGCCCAGCGCTGGTTCGCTTAGTGATATTCTCACGTTCCATCTTCGCTGCCGTCAGGGTGAAAGATTCTAATATCTCCGCAAACACTCCGAATTTACCAAAATCTTCCGATACGCTCGCCAGCTCGATACCTTTCTGTCTGAGACACATTTTGTAATAATAATAAATTTCAATATCTCTGGCAATACGGTCTGACTTCGCAACGACAACCGCTTCAACCGGAGGATTCGATACTTCTCCGTAAATTAGGCGGTCAAATTCGGGACGATTCATTTTCGCGCCGGATTCGCCTTCGTCAACATACCATCCTGACACCTGCATATCGTTCGCCATACAATATTCCATGATCTGCGATTTCTGCGATTCGATTCCGAACCGATCCTCTCCGGCTTGTGCGTCCGTGCTGACACGGCAGTACGCTACTACATTTTTCATTTCTGATCCTCCGTTACGATTTATATTATCATTATACACCGTTTACGGCAAACGTCAACACAATATCGTAAATAATTAAGTCTTTTTATTTTTTCAGGATTTTTCGGAATCGGGTTGCTTGAAAGGGCCTTTTTTATATTTTCGGTGCTGAGTAGGGTCACAGCGCCGTCAGTACCATTGCATATACCCCACGGGTACCTATCAGTATTGCGCTACACCACGCAACGGTGCTGCAAAAAATAACAATATTTACGATTAATCTTGATTTGCCTATTGACAATTACGGCAAATCGGTTATAATGTAATTGTAAACTATTACGGCAGCCGGTAACGGCTCAATATTAAAGGAGGTTATATAAAATG